TTACTCTCCTAAGTCTACGTTGTGGTAAACTTGTTGTACATCTTCTAAATCTTCTAATGCATCAACCATTTTCTCAAATTGTACTTGAGCATCTTCAGGAAGTGTAACATCACTTTGTGCAAGCATTGTTAATTCTGCAACTGTAAATTCTTCAACGCCAGCACCTTTAAGTGCAGATTGTACTGAATGGAATTGATCTGGTTCAGCATACACGATAACAGCATCTTCTTCTTCTAGAATGTCACGTGCATCTACATCTGCCTCCATTAAAATTTCAAGAACTTCATCTGATGTTTTACCTTCAAGGCCGATAACAGCTGTCGCATCAAACATGTAAGCTACAGAACCGTTTACACCCATGTTACCACTGTTTTTGCTAAATGCAGCTCGTACATCTGCTGCAGTACGGTTTACGTTATTTGTAAGTGTATCTACAATAACCATAGCTCCATTTGGTCCAAATCCTTCATAACGAAGCTCGTCATAATTTTCCTCTGAACCGCCTTTTGCTTTTTCAACTGCACGATCAATAATTGTTCTTGGTACATTGTATGTTTTCGCACGTTCTAATACGACTCTAAGCGCTTGGTTTGATTCTGGATCTGGCTCGCCTTGTTTTGCCGCCACATAAATTTCACGTCCAAATTTCGCGTATATACGGCTTGTATTTGCATCTTTTGATGCTTTTTTGTCTTTAATATTGTTCCATTTACGGCCCATACTTTCCACTCTCTTTCTCGTTTTAAATCTACATAAAAATATTAATATGAAATATAATGTGTGTTCAACACATTTTTAAAAGAAATATAAAAAGTTCATTTTTGATTCATATTACAGACATAATATAAATCACTATCATTTTGTTCTTTCGACAAGTTATATTATACATGAATTCCTAAGTTTATTACGAATTTTAGCATCACATAATATAATTTAACAAAAAAGACTCTAACATTTCTGTTAGAGTCTTTTTATATTGCTGATAACAATTTCCATAATATTCCTACAATTACTTTCTATTGTTGTATAATTAAAATAGGAAAAAATTCGAAGGGGAAATGGGGGAGAATTATGACACATTCAAACGAAAAAAACACACATACTCTTAAAGGAATAGGAGAAAAGTTAAACCCAACTATCTATCAAGTAAGATTCATGAAATTAGATGAACCAATCCAATTTGAGGCGTTTCCTGAATTGAAGGAATTAGGGGATTGGTTAAGTACTTCAATGCAAATGTGGGCGTGCCACTCAACAATGTATAAGTACAACAGAGAAGAGTTTAAAAAGAAGTTTTTAGAAATTACAAACTTAACCGTTGATAATGTACTAATATCTACTGGTGGTGTCGGATTTAACTTCATGTCACCGGGGTGGAGAAATTCTCTCTAGAGTGCTCGAAGGGAATATTGTAGAATACCGCAATTAAAAAGATAAAATTGAATGTTTGTTTTTATCCTTTTAATGTTTCACAGTTTACTCACCGTACACTTTTTGCGCTTATTTTGTCATGTAATGAAAAGAAAACACAAAAAAACTCTATACTAATTGTATAGAGTTTTTTTACGACGTTCATGATACCGATGGTCGGGGTCGAACCGACACTCCCGAAGGAACACGATTTTGAGTCGTAGATAAGTATTTGTAAGCCGCCTAATATGCGGGATATTATCGAAGTATTCAGCGCTAATTGTACCGCAGTTGCTTTTCCGTTCAAATCGTTACACACGATTATTTATTATTAAATTCATTGTACTATATCACGCTAAAGATCGCAATTAGAAAAAAAAGCTTCCTTATTATATAGCGATATAATTTTCATGCTCGTTTACTTTCTTACGCTACACTAAACATCATATAACGCATATGGGCGTATAAAACTGTTCATCACATTAAATCTAATCGCCTAGAATTGCGTCTCTCGGTATCGTAGTTTTCGAATATAGTTAATACAAAGAAAAGGCGACGCCGTTTTTAAGCATCGCCAGTCCTTCCGATAACTATTAATATCCTCGTGCTCGCTCCATTGATCGTTGTTTATGTCGAAGTCTAACGTCGATTTTGTCCACTAGTTGATCCGCTAACGTATCGATGTCGCGATCATCGCGAATGCTAACGTCGCTTAAATTAACATTCACGGTCGTATTACCGCCTGTGCCTCTGTTACTTTTAGCGCCGAATAAATCATGACCGACGCTCGGACGACTCGCCGTCTCTAGCGCTTTGAATAAATTCGCCTGCTGCGCTTGTGTTAAGACCATTTCGTTTTTGAGTAGACGCACATCTACTTCGTCGAATTTCGGTCGGTGCGCAGCTAGTCCGTATGGAGAGCCGCCATTATGATACTTCGGCTTTTTCATAGTCTGCGATAATGTACCGCCGTTATGACGTTTTTCCCTACTAGAGAATATTTCCGATACTGTACGCGTTACCGATTCCATTACACGAATATGTAGCGGCTTTGTTTCGGCTTTGGTCGCCTCTTTCTTAACTGCGTCTAGTTCTCGTTTAGCTTGTGAAGCGTCCATGTTAAGATTCTTTTGTACTTCTCGTCGCATTTCCTCTTCGATTGTCATGTTTTTATTCTGCGCGTCGGAAATATCACCTTTTGTCTTCTTCGTGTTTTCTTTCTGCGCTGCTTTATCGGCTTCGGCGTTCTTCTTCTTGAAGTCTTCCGTATCACCCTTCGTCTTCTTCGTATTTTCTTTAGATCCTTTTTTATCCGCTTCGGCATTCTTTTTATCGAAATCGGACGTGTCGCCTTTCGTCTTTTTAACGGCTTCTTTTTCCGACTTCTCTTGAAGTTCGTCGGCTTTCTTCTTCTCTTCGTCGATATTCGTTTTAACCTTTTTATCGGTCGGCTTTTCTAGTGCGTCATTCATTAATTCGATAGATTCCGTAGTTTCATCGACACCTTGTTTATATGATGCGTGATTCTCTTTAGCCTGATCGATTGCCGACTTCGCTTCCTTTAGCTTCTCGACTTGCTTCGACGCAGATTCGTATTGTTGTTCCTGTTCTTTGCTTAAACCTTCACCTGATTTTTTCTGTTTATCTAATTCAGATAGTACGTTTTGTTCGGCGCTTAGTCTCTCGTTAACTTTCCCTGACAATTCGCCAACTGCGCCCGTAATTCCTACGGCTGCCGCATGTTCTTCGATAACTGCATTCGTAGTTTTCTCGCTTAGTTGTAAACGTTGCTGCGCTGCATTCATTTGACCTTTTAGCTCTGTTCCCGCAGCTTTATTTACGGCTAATTCCGTATTTGCTGCCGTTAACGTTTCTCGCTTACGTGCTAGATATTGGCTCGCGTTCTCTATCTGTCGCTCGTCCCCACGTTCTACGGCGTCATTATACTCTCGTCGTGCTTTATCATAGCCTTTTTGTGCGTCCGCTTGATTTTTAACAAGTCCTGCGCGATCTTTTAACGCTTCGTTATAATTCTTCGAAGCCTCGACCATATCTTCTAAATCTTTTTTCTGATTAATCATAAGTTGAGTTTGTTGTAACTCTAGTTCAATGCGCTGCATTTCTTTATAAGAATCGCCTAACTTTCTAGCCTCGTCAGAAGTTTTAGCGATTGCATTTCCTTTTTTGTCGAAGGCTTGTTCTGTCGCGGGTGCTTTTGCTATGATCTCCGCGTTAACTTCTAGATATTCGTTTAATTCCTCTTTTGTAGCGCCTGATTTTTTACCTAACTGCTCGTACTCATTGATAAGTTTTTGCTTAGAATCGCCTTCTTCCGCCTTGTGAATCTCGGTAGTTAGATCGCGATAGCGTAACATTTCATCCGTGGTTAGATTAATTTTCTTCTTTAACGCGTCGTGTCTGTCCGCTAATTGGTACATTCCGTCGGCTTGCTCTCCCAATGACTTATAAGCGTCTAACGATACTTCTTTGTACTCTCGTGCGGATCCTGAAGCCTTCATAAGTACAGTCGTTAATGCGCCAACCGCTAATGATACACCCGCGATCCATGCCGTAGCAGGATTTGAAATAAGCGTAGCGCCTAGTAATCGCATTGCAGTCGTTATTTTTCCTATGTTGTTATAAACCAATACTGCGCCCGCTGCGAATGCCGCTGCTGCTAGCCCACCCGCTAAAAATGCAGGATCTAATTGTGCCAGTCCGCCAACTAGCGCCGCTGCGCCTTGTGCTACCGCAGTAAATGCAGGTAATAGCGATTGTCCTAGATTGATCGCCAGCCCTTCAGCCGCAGACTTTAATTGATTCCATGCGCCTAATAACGTCTCTTGTTGAATACGTGCGACACGTTCCGCAGTTCCGCCCGATTCTTCTAACGTTGTTTTGTATTGTTGTAATGCGGGTTGTCCTTGTGCTAATAATGCGAGGAAACCTGCGCTTGCTTCCGTACCTACTAATTGAGCCGCAGTAACAGTTTTTTGTGCGTCCGTCATTCCGTCCATTTTTGAACTAATATGACCGATTAATTCGGGAAGTGGTTTAAATTGCCCGTTCGCATCTACTACGGAAATTCCTAGTTTTTCGAATGCCTTTTGCGTTTGTCCTGTCGGATTCGCTAACGATAGTAACGCCGCACGTAAGCTAGTGCCGGCTTGGCTTCCTTGTATGCCCGCGTCGGACATTTTCGCTACTGCCGTCGCGGCATCGGTAATATCCCACCCTAAGGACTTTGCTACTGGCGCCACATATTTCATAGCCATGCCCAGTTGACTCATATCAGTGTTCGCAGTAGTGAAGGTTTTCGTTAGAACGTCCGCCGCTTTTCCTGTATCAGTAGCGGCAATTCCAAACCCCGTCATTATATTACTCGATATGTCAGCGGCAGTACCTAAATCGATCGCACCTGCTGCGGCTAGGTTTAATACTGCGGGCATCGCGTTAATACTGTCTTGTGCTTTAAATCCCGCTAACGATAGGAAGGCGAGTCCGTCCGCCGCTTGTGAGGCGCTAAACTGCGTCGTAGCACCTAAATGCTTCGCCGTATTTTCTAATTGTTTAAATTCGGAATCTGTCGCGCCGCTGATCGCTTTAACCTTCGCCATACTTTGTTCGAAGTTTGCCGCAGCTTTTACGGAAGCTCCGACCGACGCCACGATAGCAACCCCCGCTACTGCTGATGCTTTACCTAATGCTGACATACCATCCGATGTATTTTTAGAACTCTTTGAAGTTTGTTGCATTTGTGTTTGTGCTTCTTGCATTCCTCGTTTGAATTGCGCATTATCGAGGACGAGTTTCGCTTTTATTTCTCCTGCATTTGCCATTCGATCACGACCCTTTTTTCGTTTTTATGTAAGACAAAAAGACACCACTCAATTGAGTAGCGTCTTTCGCCGTTTCGTTATACTTATTTGTAAGCCTAGTTGGTAATCTAGGACGCAAGCCCTATGATTTTAGCGTGTGCCGCTTCTTGTAGTAATTCTAGCGTGTACTCGCCTACTAACATTCCGCGCATGTAATCGCCTGTCTTGCCTAAGAACGTGTGAGCGAATTCACGCGTTTGTAGTGGGCGGATAGATAAGCGATTCGCATCGATCACGAAGATCTCGTCGCTTCGTAAGTTGTTGTTAAGAACGATTTCCGCATTACCGAAGTCAGATACGAAGTGATCTACTACGTTTCCGCGTCCGTTATCTTCGCGAGATAATCTAATTAGAGCATTGTCAAACGCCGAGATTGCGATCTTTTGCGTAGCTCCTACGATAATCTTATAGTTACCGCTAGCAGTAGAACCGCTTTTCTCGAAGATAGCACGGAATGCTTCGACTAAATGCTCGTCTGAAATTGCCGCACCGTCGGCTTTAATTACGTTTGTTTGAATGAATGAATGAACGAACACCACGCATCATACGTGTATTGCCTCTCTCGTAACGAACACCGTTAATGACTGCTTTTTCTAGTTGTAACGCTAACTCTAGCTGCTTCTTTTGCTTCTCCATTTCGTATGCATCATTGATACCGTATTGAGCGATCGCTTGCGCCGTACCCGTCAACTCTACAGAATCGTCGAAGATTTGCGTGATATTAGAAACACGCTTACGTGGCTTGTAACGGGAGTCGCGAGCGTCCGCGCCTTCCGCACCCTCTACGAACATGAATTCTACAGTTTCGTCTGCCTCGTGCGCTTCCGCCTCTGTTCCCGCATATCCACGAACTACCGTTAACTTTTTAGATCCTTCTACTTTAGTGACTAGAATTAATTCCTCACCGATTCGGATCACTTGTTTAGGTCGGAATGCGTCTGTTTCTTCCACATCGATAAATTTCATGCCAGCCGTTAAAGCTCTCGTTAACGTACTTCCTTGATCGAACATTTCATCTTCGAACCAAACGTGCTCTACGTTCGTAACTGCTTGTCCGAAACCTAACAGATTTAACATAGGTGTTTGAAGTGGATTTAATAATAAAAACTCGTCTGTTACGGATTCTTTTACACCGATAAGATTATTAGAATATGTTTCTGTCATTTTATTTCCTCCTTGTAATTAGAAAAAGTCACCTGATTAATAGGTGACTTGACATTTTAAACTATTTATTTTTAAATCTTGCGGGTACTTGCCTATATTTTACAATGTTGTACCAGTCCTGATCCGATGGGTGTTCGGGAATATCCCCAATACCTGTGACGCCTAGTAGGATGTGTGTTTCGCCCTTACGTTTTCTAAGTTTTTCATTCAGATGCTCACGCACCCACATATGGTCGTCTTCTATACGGAGTATTTCTTGGATTGCATCATAGTAATCCGCTAATCCTTGTTGCGCTTTTTGTCTAAGGGGATCCACTTTCTCCCTACGCACCGTTGGTACAACATTGTTACGCCAGTCACCCACGAGATCGTCGAGGGTAATTGTTCCCGATAGATTCGCGATGGCGTATTCATGTGCCTTACTGTGTTCCCCTTCGGCAACTTTTACCGCAGCTTGTGCCTTTTCGATATTATCTAGTGCTCTCTGCTTCTCGGTGCTGACGTCCTCGCCCGAGAATTCTCGTTGTAGAGTTGTCTCGTATGCCTTTGTAGCAACCGTTACTTTTTCTTTTGCAGCTTGTACCTTTTCTTGATATGTTGCGATAAATTCGTTCGCTTCCTTGTCTTGAACCCTGAATTTATTGTATAGATCCCACTTCATATTTTGCGCCCCCCTAGTTTCGTTTGTAATTTCATCGATAAGTTATTTAGTCCGCTCGCGATCTTTAGTAGAACTGCTATTAATATCTTTTCCACTCTGTTCGGATCTTTAATCTTTTTTGGTAGTGTCGCAGGATCTACCAAGTTATATAGGTCGATTAACGTATCACGTACCATCTTTGTCTCGAATAAGCGCTTAGTTTCGCATGTTTCTTCGGCAGATGTGATATGACCTGATAACCTACTATCGCCCAATGTCGATATATATACGTATTCCGTAGATGTCATAACGTCAATAACTTTATCGCATTCATAGCCGCTTTCTGTAACATACTCACGATATCTTTCGTTAAGGTTCGTGATATCCTCTTCGGCTTGTAGGTACTCATTAACGCGTTGACCATCGACGTATAAGACTGTTAGGAAGAACTTCTTTCCATGTAGTTCGTGGCAATTCGAAACTAAAAGTTTTTCGTGATTGCTCATTATAACCGCTCCTTTAATCGTTTTTTGAGATCCGCTGCAATCACTTCATTCGATCCCGCTTGTGCTTCAAGTAGGAAAACGTTATGCTCACCGATGAGATCAACGAGTGATTCGTAATGCGTATACTTCATTTCATGTATTCCCCTTGTCCAATTGAATACAGTCGCTTGCGATACGTTTAACATCTTCGCTAGTTGATGTTGTGTGATTCTCGATAATTGCAGGAATAATAGTAATACTTTAGGATTCATTCTTTTAGCTCCCTGTCATTGATTAGTTTTACTTTTAAAAAAAATGATCCGCCGTTACGCTATCGTGCAGGAAGGCGAATACGTAACGGTAGATCTTCGAAGAATTACTATCATAAGGTGGCGTCTGGCAAACGCCCAAAAGAGAGGTAACAAGGGGAAAGTTCCTGTCACCTAATAACTTCACATGTCCTTATCATTTCTAATTCGGGAATCGGAAGAATTAGTACGTTTAGAGCGATCATTGTCTTTACTCCTTCATACTATATGTACCCCTAATTGACCTAATATTGTACTAGCAATCTAATTTTTTATTATTTTTATTCGCCGTTTAACGCCTGACGCATAGCCTTCGATTTTCCTACCCTAGTGTTTTGGCACATTGCGCATCGCGGGATGTGACCGCCACGACCATTCCTATGAAACCGATCTAGCGGTAGTATTTCGCCGCAGTCTCTACACTCGCGGTGATATGTAAGTTCTCCGTTAACTTCGATTGGAATTAGCGTTGTAAATGCGTATGTAGTCCTTGTCGCTCCATTACATGGTTTACATCGTGTTTGTTTTCCGTCGGGCGTTCTCGCGTGATTGTGGAAATCCTCTAGGCATTTAACTTTTCTGCAATATGAACATTGTTTTTTATTTCTCATTTTCTTACCTCCGAATTTTTGTTTTAGTCGTCTACTATTCGCATACTCAACCATGATCGATCCCTCTTTCTTCATATAATTCGATTAAATCGTTATGCCTTCGCCTTCTCTTCGTTCTCTATTCGCCTTCATATGATCAGGCATTCGCTTCATATCGCGCATATCGTGATCTTTTAATTCCGCACATAGCTTCGTATATCTCTCGTTTGCTGACGTGAATCGAGATAATAGGACACTTTTTTCTAGCGGTTGTAACGGAAGGTAGCGATTAGAAAAACCTTTTCCGCGTGATGTGACTTTAATTAGTCCGACGTCTTTTAACGTTTTGATGTAACCTTTTATCGCGTTGGGCTTCTTATTCATTTGTAATGCAAGTTGACTTTGCGTAGGATAGGCGCATCCATCGTCTTCGTTGAAATATTCAATTAGGATCATATAAAGCATTAGTGTCGCTTCCCTGACGCCGTAGTCCGATAAGAATAAGTAATTTCTTAGATCACTAGGGATACGAGTCCAACGAATACCGTCGCCAAAATTTCCCTTGTTGAATGTCGGCTGCGCTGCGTATTTTTTTAGTATTTCCGATGCTGATTCGATTTTCTTTTTCTTGTTGTCCTGCATTCTTAATCTCTCCTTATGACGTGGTATCTTTCCGAATACTACTAAGTATCGTGCCGAATACTACTAGGTATCTTTCCGAATACCAGTTAGGTATCTTTCCGAATACGTAATATATCTTTAAATAAATCTTTAAAATAGAACTTTAAAATATATCTCTGCTTCGAATTCAAAAACCGAATTCTTACAGTTACGCATATAAGGTAGTAAGTAATTTAATAGCGAAGAGAATTTATATAATATATCCCCGCCGTCGTGTTATGCGTTTGTTGCTGACGCTTGTGCTTTCTCGTTTTGGGTTAACGTCGATAATTTCGTTTTACCGTCTCGCTCGTTTTCCCTGACACTTATATAAACGCTCATACAATCGAATAAAGGCGAACTCTCTATAATTTAGGTTAATTATGCGATTATATTTATATAGGTACGTGAAACCTCGTTAAAAGGTCGATAGGGCTGCGATAATAATTCGAATATCTCATATAGGAAGAAACACGTCAGAAACCGTATACAAGCCGCTAGATGACGCATATGACGCCTTGAGTATAAAATATGTGAGCGAATTTTTTACGAAGTGTGATCGCTGGGTTTCGGGTGGCGTTGGTGAAATCGATAGTTGCTGCGAATAAACCCCCTAAGGTAAAAATGAAACGCGCTAGGTGAATACTACTGTTGAGAGGCTTCGACGGGGCGGCATGGGGGTCACGAGATTTTTTTTTCGAATGGGCGGCGACGTGGCGTGCTCTCGATCCTTCTGAATCGCTGCGAGACATTCACGACAAACACTTCGACTCTTTCATTCGCTTGTTACAAGTCTTTGTTAATAGTTTTGTTAATTCGCTTGTTAATCGAAGAGAGAACGAAGAAAGAAGTTTAATTAAATTCTTTTATTCTTTTAAATAGAAGAAAGATGAACGAAGATACTCGAATCACTCCGAAGACAACGATTAAAGAAGAACGAAGACAACGTTTTTATAATTCTTCTCTAAATTCTTTCTCGCAGCTTTTAAATAGATCCGAATACAAATACATACAGTAGAGGCAGCAGCCGTTACGTGAGGCGTTATGACCGTGTGGTGGTATGATATGGTGTCGTGGTGGCGTACGGTGTAGTCGTGTAGACGTATCGATCTATTAGCGTGTAGTCTTCCGATGTGAGCGCAGAAAGAGCAGCGGCAACGATTATATAGAAAGAATGAGCACCAACCTATATCGACTATGTGTGCGGACAAATGTGCGCCTTGTTATATATCGGTAGGTCATATCGGGGGATTAGCGTTATGGTGCGGGCTATTGGTCGGATATATACCGCCCTTGTGAAATATACATACTGCGGTGTGGTCGTTAGAAAATACGACATATGGTGCGCCCTATTCGATATACAATGCGTCCCGTGGTTATCAGTCTAAAAAGGTACACGTTTGTAGACGCCTAGAAAACAATCAGATACGTGTCTATTAATAGAGAAACATAAACCTTTTTGTACGTACATTAAACATTTGACCTTTATAGACTATACGTGTATATTTAAGTTAACGATAAAAAGAAACGGGGTTTTCATTATGGCAATCAGCTTTGCATATATACGCGTATCATCAAAGGATCAAAACTTAGATCGACAATACAAGGCACTAGAACCTTATGTAACGGAGGAGAAATATATATACAGTGATAAGGCTAGCGGAAAGGATATGGATCGTGAGGGCTTTCAGAACATGCTTAAAGCGATGCGCGCAGGAGATACATTATATATTAAATCGATCGATCGTCTCGGTCGGAACAAAGCGCAGATTAAAGAGTACCTCGAATACTTCAAACGAGAGAAGATTCGCGTTAAAATTATAGACCTTCCTACGACAATGACGGACGTTCCCGCAGGTCAAGACTGGGTTATCGATATGATTAATAACATTATCATCGAAGTTTATACGTCAATTGCCGAGCAAGAACGCCGTACGATCAAAGAGCGTCAACGTGAGGGCATCGACGCAGCGAAGGAAAAAGGAAAACATATCGGTCGCCCTGTTATGGAACTTCCTGCGGACTGGGATCGTTTATATGGCGAATGGAAAGCGAAGAAGATCATGGCAGTCGAGTTTATGGCAGCGGTTAATATGAAGAAGGCGACATTCTATAAGAAGGTAAAAGAATACGAGGCAGCGCTTTGAGTGGCGTTGTCTTTTTTGTATGCGCCGAAATCCTTAGATCTCTATGACGCAGCTAATTGTATGACTATCGTAAAATAAATTAAGATTATGCGCAGGAAATCGCAACCCCCTGATATTTCAAATAGCCCCTTCCGATCGAATTCTGCTGATGTAGCGAAGAAAAATGCGCAGATAATCCTATCGATCTATACGAAGTACTACATATATGTATCGATGTACAACGATCACGATACGCAATCTATCATAAATTACTAGCGATCAATACCGAAATGTAGCGAAGTGTACCGATCGCTATGAGGTCGTATATATGTAAATGGGTGTAACTGCTTTAGTTACACGGAACCCTAGTGCCGCAAGGGATCGCCGTTTCATTGGGACTATTACACGTGTTTACATCAATATTTAAATTATGCGATATATTATATAAATAAAAAGGAGCTGCGCTATATCCAACGTAAGAGCGTCGGAGCACAACCCCATAGCCTACGCAGAATTTCCACAACTACGTAGACCGCTTCTGTCAGACGTACAGACGCTAATAGAAGTATTAGAAGACTATTATACCATTTCCACGCTTTAAAGCATAGTAAGTCATTCCGTATTTGCTACAATACGTATTCACAAAAACGCTAGGAGGGTTAGCCCTAGCGCCATTAATGTGAATCTATATAATTAGGTATGTGGTGAATTATATAATATCGGCGTGTGGTGTCTACCTGTCACGTAGTGTTCGCCTTATAGCGGTTGGTTAGCCCGCCTGTTATATGGTGCCTTCGCTCGTCAATTTTATGCGGCAGGTGGTGTCGTCGGATTCCGTTCTATGTCGCTGAGGTGGTTAATCCCGTTGGACATTTCCGACCTATGCCGTACCTTCTCCGCGTGTGGTGTCCGCAGATTATTCGTAATGATCCGCCCATTTCTTCAAAAGGTAATATCTTCTATAGTAAATTTATATATCGTGTGGTGAGGATTTTCTATTGTACGCCCGCGTGTGGTGTCCGCCTCATAGCAGTTGGTTAGTCTGCCGTATATTTCAACGTACATTAGTCATTATAGCGTAATAAATTCGACGCCCTTATCTAGTTTGAGCCATTCCACAAATGCTATGTCAATTTCGCCCGCATTATAGCAATAGTCGTATTCTTCAAATAGCGCGTCTATTTCTCCGCTAGTCCATTCGGCTTTTAGCGTGATAACTGTTAAAATGTCCTCTCGCTTACTGTCGCCGTATAGATCGATTGTAGTAGCGGCAAATTTACGGTTTAACGCCCCCTTAATGCGTGGGCTTTCTAGTTCATACGGTATAGCGCTCATTTAGTTACGACCACCATTCCATTGATTCTCGTACTCATACGTGCTATACATGTAATCCTCTAAATATTCTCGATCAAATAGCAACTCAATCGGAATCTTCGTCATAAGAACGTGATCGTCGTAAATTTCTTTTTCGTATCGATCGCTCTTTTCCGAAACTGCTGATAGATTAGCGATAAGTAGATCTTTCTTATTAACATTCAAATGTGCATCGACTTTATCACAAACTTGATCGATAGCCTCGTAAAATGACGCTTTTAATACGTCGCTTGCTGCGTCGATCGTCGTAACCTCTTCGATATTTCCATTTTCATCGATAGAAGTTGCGCAGCCTAAGGCGATTCCGCCATTTTCAAAAGGGCTAAACGCAGCCGCTACGATTGAAAAACCTGTAAATAGTGCGATTCCTGTACTTTTTAACATAATTGATTACCTCTCTCATAATTAGTAGATGGTTTTTAAATCTTGTTCAAATAAAAGTGAGTTAACTAGGCTCACCTCGTTGATTTATTGTTTCGCTATCAACTGACTTAATCTTAACATATACGCCAAAATGGCGTCAACTTATTTATCAAAAAAAATATAAATTTATATTAAATAACATAATAAAAGCATGGAAACATATGTCGGGGTAGTTAGTCCCGATCATTTCCACGCTCAACCATCTACCTCTATGAAAAGGTATATGAAAAGTATAGTTGAATTGACGCAGAATTTCAAGGGACGTCCTATTTTAGAATATCTTTCATTGTTCTAACCTGATCGGCACTTTTCGGCGTTATACAAATGTAATAATTCTTATTATCGACCGACTTCGTATAGTACATTAAGCCGACCTTTTCCAACATAATTATATCGCGTTGGATAGATCGGAGGCTCTTCCCCGAATTATTGGCGATTTCGTCTAGCTTTCCGACTGAACAGCCATATTTTTCGTTATACAATTTCGCTATTACCATATAAAGGTGAATGTAGTCAGGTTTGAAACCGTCGATCTTCGTATATTCGTATAGATTTAGCGGCGTACCAATTGTATATAACCCACCTTCTTCGCGTGTTGTTGGTATAAATATCGTATGATCGCGTTTAATGGTCGAGATCCATTGTAATAACGATGCTTCGTCTCTTTTTGACATGTTGTACCCCCTTCGCGTCATGATGTCGTTAACATTATATAGAAACGCCGTTAACATGACAAGTCTGCGATATAATAAGCAACTCTATTCCGATTCTTTCCTTTTTCGAATGCGTTTGCCTATAATCTCAGTTAAAAACGCGAATCCAACCGATAGAGCTAAAACAACGCCTAGCGCGCCGATATAAACGTTACCCGTTGCGATTGTAATCGCCTTAGTTATATAAAGCATAGCGAATGTTACTAGTAATACTAATCTCTTTTTATTTCGTTCGCTTAGCTTGTTTCCTCGTTTCTTATCGCCGTTGTTATCGTTCTTTCTATTCCTCATCCTTGCGAATCCCCTTTCTATCGTTTAATTATCGCATATCTACGTTTATCTTAAAGGGAAAAGCGAAAAACCTTGCCGCCTCCCGCTATGGGCACGTCTCCCCTAACATCTAATTAAATTGTATCCTCTTATTTCTCTTTTATCTTTTTTATTTTTTCTCTTATAGATCTTACTCTATATTTTGTTTAAATCCACTTTTCTCGTCTCGCGGTTAGTGGTACTCTTCTATATTTTCCTCTATCCGTGGTTAGTGGTAGTTTTCTTTTTCCCTTAATCTCTTGACCTTTAAGGTTTTCGGTTTTTATCATGGCGCAGCGAAGTTAGGAAAACGGCTGGCAGACAGATTTATCCCCTAGATTTCGAAGTTAAAAAACTAAGAAAGCTAGAGAGATAAGCGACTTTACGGTTAATAACATGGCTTGCTTCGTCAGTGTTCCGTATGTAGACCCCATTCACTCAGCGATTTTCACCGCACGCACCCTTTAACGTAGGCTTGTCCCTGTAATATCGTCCCTACACGACAAGCTGAATGCGCTCCCTAGCACCGTAATGCTAACGATAACCTCCCGAACCTTTTAGACTAAACGCCTAGGTAAGTTCTCACCTTCCCGCAGCATACGAATAGGAATACACTACGGGGCGCTATCCTTGTAAGAGCCTTCGAGGACTCTCCGCACGACCGATAGCAAGCCAATCAGTTTTTAGCGTGGTTTACGGGCAATTCCACGTTCGGAATTACCGCACACCAACGCTTCTAATCAGCTAAAAAAGACAATAAGAAACCAAACCCCTTGCATTATATTTTAAAAAAATTTATAATGGGGGTACTGAATGTACGGAATGTCCGTTATTTAGTTTTTAATTTTAATTTTGAATGTTTTGAGTCCTCTGATTGCCGTCAGGGGACTTTTTTCGTTACCTTTTTTAAACGTACCGTTTTTCTAAAACCTTTAACGGTGAAAACTTTTTATGCGCTTCTCTTACGTCATTACCGAATAAATTAACATACGTTTTTACAATCTCCATACTCGTATGACCTAAGATCGCTTGTAACTCGAATATATTTGCTCCTTGTTGTACAGATAGCTTCGCAAATGTATGTCGGAAAGTATGCGGGCTACATCTAACGCCTTTTATACCCGACATTTCTCCGTACTTTTGTAAACGATTTTGTAATGCTCGTTTAGATAAACGTGAATTATCCACTGTTACAAACAATGCATCCTCTTCTACGTAACCACGAATCGCAATATATTTCTTTAACTGATTCTTCATATTCGATTGAAACGGAACTAATCTCTCCCGATAACTCTTCGCATTACGTACGCATAGTAAATTGTCTTCCCATCGAATATCCGCTAAGGACAGACCTATTAATTCATTAGCCCTTACCCCTGTTTCCAGTAATAACATCATCATTGTGTAATCTCTAACCCCTGTGAACGTTTTTAAGTCAGGTTGTCCAAATAGCTTGTCTAACTGTTCTTTTGTAAATGTTGCAATTACATGCTTACGATCTTTTAAAAGTTGTACTTTTTCAAATGGGTTCTTCGGTATATGTTTGTTCTTATATAGAAAATTAAAGAACGCACGTAAAGCCCTTAGTCGTGTATTAATTGTAACTATGCGCGCTCCCTTATAATTTCGAAGATATAAAATTACATTCTCTTTAATATGCTCTTCTGTTACATGACTTGGTTTTAAAATGCTAGGATTTATACCTTGCTCATTTAATTGATTAAGGAATGTATTTAATTCACTTCGATAAAATTTCATGGTGTATGGTCTAAGGTTACGGATTTCGCAGTCTTTTAAAAATAACAATATCGCATCCTCAAACGTCTCTACATACGATTTTGTTGTCCGACGCAGAATAGCTAGTTCACTATCATCTAATACGTTTTTACGTCTACTCAT